CCGAAATTGCCGGATGTGCTGGGAACTGGCATCGCTTCCTCCTAGACCACGAGACCGGCAGACCAAACCGAGCCGTTCGCGATAATCAGTGCGTTGCTTTTGGTCGCGCCATCGCCGCCGAAATCGCGCAGTTCCAATTCGACCACGCGGAAATTGACGTTCGTGGTGTTCACCGCCACGCTCGCATCGATCTGCGTCAACAGCGTCGTGAGCTGGACAAAATGCGACTCGTAGCCGTAAGGCGCGGCGCAAAATGGGATGCGCAGGAAATTATTTCCCACGACCGTATCGTAGGGGAAGGCGACGCCAACCACGGCCGCCGTGATCGATGTCGAAATGATCTTGCGGCCCTTGCCAGCGTTTGCGCCGTCATAGCCGTAAACCACGCCTTCATCGGATTGCGGCGATGACCAATCGGTCGCCGTGGTGATCGTGAGACCATCGGCCGAAAGCGTCGAAACCGGCGTGCGCGTCAGCGCGGTATTTTCGGCCGCGCCGCCCGAAAGCTTGGCGCGGTAAACCCCGGATGGATTGATGATGACGCCGACCGTGCGCTCTGGATCGGAATTGTCCACCTGCTGCGCGGTGACAAGCGCCGCCGCGTCAACCGTGACGCCGACCACGCCGACCGCTGCAACCGTCGTGCAAGCGACAATGCCGGTGGTGTTGGCACCGCCCTTAAGCACCGGCACGCCCGGCGTGAGCAACGAAGCGTTGATCTGGAAGCGCTTCATATGCGGCGCTGCGCCGCCAAGATCATAGGCAAACTTCATCGGGTCGCTCCTATCATCGCGGCACGTTGCGGTAATGGACGAATAGGCGTCGGTTGCGGTCGGTCACTTTGCAGCCATCGCAAGCGCCGGAAACCAGCGGTAAGTCAGGATCGTTGATGTAGCCCGCGCGCCGCGCGTCGAATTTCGGGACGCAGCCATCGCAAAGCAGAATCGCCTTTTGCAGCGCGGCGAGATCGAGCACATAGGCACCGGCCGATTGACCGGACTTGCGCCCGGTATGCTCGGATGCTTCCGTGAGGCGTTCCTCGGTCCAGGGCTTAAGATGCAGCGCGGGCATCAGTGGACGGCTTTCTGTTCGCGCTGCCGTCGCGCGATGGCGACTTCGGCGAGCAGATTCTTGTCGCTCGTTCCCTTGTAAATGTTCTGATTGATCTTCTTTTGGTAATGCGCCTTTTGCGCGGCCGTAAGCCCCTTGGCCCATCCGTCATCAGCCCCGCCCTTGGCGGGCGCGCCATCGGAACCGCCCGTTTCTTCGCTGGGTTCGGGCTCTTTCTTCCGCCCCTTGGGCGCGAGCGCGCCAACCGCAGAGCGGATAGCTTTCAGTTCGGTGCGTTTGTCCTTGGGATCGTCTTTGCAAACGCCCACGAGGTAATCGAATTCTTCCTGCACCTTGGCGCGAAGATCGCTTTCGGTGTCCAGAAGGTCGGGATGCGCGTCGATGTACGCCGCCATTTGCGTTTCGACCGTGGCGGCGGCCTGCGCTTGGACGGCGGCGGCGCTGGTCGTGGAATCGACGCGGGCCGCAAGCTTTGCCTCAAGCTGCATTTCGAGCTGGGAATCCATTTGATCTTCGGTGATTTGCCCGGCCGTCACCATCGCGCGCAGCTCGGCGCGCGTGTAGACGCGCGCGGGCGCGTCGGGTTTGGGCTGTTGGCCGCTTTTCAAACCTTCAACAGTTCCTTCAACGCGCGCGAGCTGCGTTGCGAGGCCCTGCCGTTTCTCGCGCTCGGCTTTTAGCGCGGCCTTCAGCCCTTCGATTTCAACAGGGTCGGCGGCACCCGGCGAACCTTCACCCTCTGGATTGTTGGGATCAGCTTCAGCGACGCCCTTTTTGTCTGGAACCGAAGGCATGTGTTCCCCAAACGCAAAAAACCCCGCTGCGGCCTTCGCCGTGCGGGGTCGGATTGTCCGATGTCCGTCGTCTTACAGTATTTCGTGCCTCGGAATTTCGATGCGCTCTCTGATGATAAAGCTGCGTATCTGTCCGTGCACCATATTCAGTTCCACGGTTCCTTCAAATTTGTCAAGCGCCATCTTTCGCAGGCGCTCGAATACAGTGGGGCACAATTGCCATGCTACCCCCCGCACGATGATTACCGGCTCTGACAAATTCATGGCGGCGCGTCCTTCTTCATCAGCTCGCGGACGATTGCCCCGAAGGCTGGAAATTCTTTCTCGATTGCCTTGATCGCCAAGGAAAATCCAGCCGCCATTACAACAACGCCGTGCGGGTCTTCGCCGTGCGCCTTCATCACGCCGCCCCATGCGCGAACCAGCGCGTCGCATAGGTCTTGCGTGGCTTGCGCTTCGATTTTTTCTTCATAGGCGGTCAGCCGTTCCATCGTTTTGCCCTATCTCGATTTCGGGAAGCGCCTTCAGCTTTACGTCGGCCGCCGCGCCGAGCCGGATCAAATGGCCGGGAAGCGTAATGGCGAAATTCAGCACTTCAATGCGCTCGTTCAGCCGCATGACGGCGATGCGGCGTTTGGCGACTTCTTCATTATTTACCAGCGTCGGATTCGCGAGATCGTTCATATAAGAGTCACGCGCCGCGCGATTGCTGTTCAACGCCGCCTGCAAATAAGAGAGATATTTGTCCCAATGCGGATCGCCGGTCAGCATTTCCGCCGATAGCCCGGCTTGCTGAATCATGGTGAGATTTTGCCGGGCTTCCCTAGGCGTGGCGTCGCGCAGCTTCTTATCGCGGTCGAAATCTTCCTTGTCGTAGTTCATTGGTTCGCGCCCCCGCCCGCGCCCGGCAGGCTTTCATTCATCAGCTCGCCCGGCCCGCTGATTTGCGGCGGCTGCTGCGGTGGGCCGGACGGCGGAATTGATGGGGGAGCACCGCCGCCCGGCTTTCCAGCATTTCCCCCAGCGCTTCGCTGTTGCTGGAACTGTGCGGCGTTCTGTTGCAATTGCTGCTGCTGTTGTTCTTGCTGCGCCAGAACGCCCAAATGCTGCATGTAGGTTTTGAAGATCGGCAATTGTCCCGGCTGCAAATGGCCGAATTCGTCGGACTTGGCGAATTCCGTCATCTTTTCGATATGCTCTTGCACGCCGCCAGCTTCGGCCGGGAGCCCGAACGGCATTTGCGTATTCATAATTTGCAGGATGGCTTGCTCGGCCAGGATGCGCGGCATGTCGGCTTGTGGTGTGGCGGTCGAGATATAGGCCGAAATGTCCTGCCCGAAGGCCCGGCCGTAATCGAGCGCCATCCGGTACATATTATCCGGCTTGACGACGCCCGCCTGCACGAACAGCGGCGTCAACAGCGCGCCCATGATTTGCTGAAGCGCTGATTGCAGCGAGGCTTTCGACGTGTTGAGCACGTTCGCATCGAAGGTAAATTGGAAGGTGCCCGAGATCGCGGCGCTATCTTGCACCTTTATATATGGATCGGAACCCGGCAGCGTCACGCCTGCGATGCGGAACTGCTTTCCCTTCGGCAGAAACGATTGATTGAGCCGGTGCATTTGAGTCCAAACGCCGGTCAGCATCAGGAAGAAGCGGCGCAGAATGCGTTCCGGCCGCGCCTCGTTCTGTCCCGATACGAGCGCCATGTTGCCGGTGGTGCGCAGCGCCGATGAGCTGCCCGGCGCGACTTGCCCGAAGCTGTGATCGGTCACCATCGTCAGCTTGTCTTGCCACATGCCGAAAATCGAAATGAGATTCATCGCAGCCGCCACGCCCTGCGGATTGCCGATGGGCGGAAAGGTTACATCCTGTTGCGGATTTTGCAGAGGCGAAAGTGTGAACGGTGAGATTTTTAAGACTTCGGGGTTCATGCCGCCCGCAGGCCGATAAAAGCCGGGCGAGCAAATAGCCAAGTCATTTGCGTTAAGCGATTGATCCGCGAGGATTTTCACCGCGTCGTGCATCGATTCCATGGTTTCGAGCAGGCTCATGCCGTCGTATCGGCCGCCGACCGGAAGGAAGGAAGCGCCGTCGAGTGGGCGGCGCGGCGGGTTGCCGGGATAGAGGTCCGACAAGAGGCGCACCTTGAGCAAGGTTTTGGTCTCGTAAATAACCCAGAAAACAACGTCTTCTTCAATACCGTCGCCGTCGATGTCATAGGTATCGAAGCAGACCAGCCGCGTAAGCCGCTTGTGCGCCGTGTCGAGCGGCTTGGTCGCGGCGGCCGATGTGCCCGCGAGATCGTCTTTCTGTTGCTGCGATTCTTCCTTCGGGTTTGCCGTTTCGGTGCCCGCGACGTTCGCCAGCCGATCCATTTCATCTTTAGACGGAAGATCGTAGAAGCCGGATTTCTTGAGGCGCTTCAGCTCGGCGAGCGTCGGCTTGTCGCGCAGGATCACATAGGGTGCGCCGTTCGGATTCGATGGGCTCGGCATTTGCAGATTGGCCGAGCGGCCGGGATAGGCCACATCATCGTAATCCTTCACAAACGGGCGCGGGCCGTCGAAAACGATGGCGTCTTCTTCTACGACCATTTCCACCTGTTCGGCGGGATCGGTGTAAAAACAGACGGTCTTTTCCTTGCCCTTGGCATCGATGACGGTCCAATCCCAGCCGCCAGCCTTCGCATCGATGGATCGCGCGGCCGGGAATTCATTGCGCACGATCTTGAAAAAGTAAGCTGCGGCTTCTTCATCGGGCGGTATTTCATCGAAGATTAAAACCGTGCCGACTTTGCGCTTCTCGCGCACCCATGGCGTGTACACCGTACAGACCGGATCGTTCACGAAGGCTTCCGCCATTTCGCCAACGGTCAGCTCGCCCATGTTTTCCACGAAGAACTGAAAATTCAGCAATTGGTCGATGGTCGGTTGCTTGATCTCGCCGTCCTTATGATTGGACTTCGCCACGACGGGCGGCCTTTGCGACATGACCGCGTTTACGAGCGTATCTTGAACGCGCAGCGAATCTTGAAGCATGTCGGGGATGGCGATATCGGCCGCATCGTCCCACGGCCAATCCGTGCCCTCAGACCATAGGCGATATTTGGCATAGCGCTGCTTGCGCGCCTCGCGCGAGCCGTGGCGGTTGATCCATTCGTCGTCCCAGAATTTCGTAACGCGCTTGGCGATTTCTTCGGACTCGTTCGCGCTGATCGAATTGCGTTTGCGCCTTCGCGGCGGCGGTATTTTGGTGACGGCGGAATCGGTGTAGGCCATTTTATCGCGCCCTCTCGCTCAATCGCGCCAACCAAATAATCCGTATACCTCTGCGGCGTGCGGCCCGCTCGGCGTTCGCTGTACTGATTGCGCCGTTTGGGCGCAACGTGATAGCGACGCAATTTTTCGGCATTCCACGGATAAGCGCGACCATGTTGTGATGGGCGCGCACATCAGCGACAAACTTCTTAGCAGGCGGTTCGTACGGCTCATGCCAACGAGGGATAATCCTCATGCCCGTTTCCTCGCGGTGCCGCGCCCGTAATGGATGACGGGAGCGCCACGCTGCAACAAATTGAAGCTCGGATTTGTATTCATCAGATATTTAAGCAGGGTCGGGAAATCATCGTTCTTGCGCTTGGGGACCTGCTTGATGTCGCGTTCGTCAGCGCGGCGGTAATTGTCCCAGACATAGCGTTTCATCTGGAAAATCGTGCGCTGGCAGCGCGAAGAAATGCGCAAGCGCGGGCGCAAGGTGTGATCGTCGGGCCTGAGGTATTCGTTCACCCGGCCGCGCCCGACATCGGAATCATCGGCGAGCGCGCAATTGATCCCGGCGTTATCGAATTCATCTTGCCATGTAATGCCCCGGATCGCGCTGGCCGGTGCCCGGCCCATGTTCGGGTCTATCAGCCGATCCGCAATCCGCATCCCGGCGCTTTCTTCGATGTGAAAGATATGGTCGCGCAAATCGACGGGATCGGCGTCGAGTTCATCTTCCCACACGACGCAGAGATCGTCGTTGGGATCGATTTGAACCCACATGAAAGCGTGCGGCTTGCGCGGATGAGGATCGATTAGGAAGATCGTCGGCCAATTGCGCGACGGCTGGATATCGTCAACGTGGACGAAAGAGACGACATCGGATGAACCCGTATCAGGACAGTTGCCCGCAACGTCGGGCACCACGACGCGCCCGGCCGGGAAGGACCAATAGAGCGGCACGTCGGTAAATAGCGGATGGATACGATTACTGAAGCGGATCGGCTGGCCGTAAATGCGGACGCGCTTGGTTTCGTCCGACCATTCTTCCATTTGCTTCGCGACCGAATCGAGGTCGAGGTTCTTGTTGTCCGTGGTCCATAATTCGAACCAGTCAATGTTTGGGTTCTTATGCGGTCCAGGTGAGCCCTTGTCGTAAATCTCATCATGAATCCAGTCCACCGGAATCTGCGGATCGTCGGGCCATGTCATCGCCAAATAGAGACGCCCTTTGACCCTCATAGTTCTAGCTTCGTTTTCCCGCCATATCGCGAGGCGCGGCG